AATACAACAGGAACAGTTACCATTGCTACAGGGGTAGTTGTATCAGTTCCTACAGGAAGCCGTTGGGCGATTATTTAAGGATAAATTATGGCTGGCACAATCGTAGCGTCAACAATTAACACCGATACAGGTCTATTTAGCACTAATAATGCTTATTTAGGTATTGCTAAGGCATGGGTTTATTTTTCTTGCCCATCCTCAACAGTAACAGTAAACTCATCTTTTAATATAAGCTCTGTAACTCGTTCTTCTACAGGTATTTATGTAATCAATTTTGCAACCGCATTTTCTGATGCAAATTATTCAATGGTGAGTTCTGCATCACCAGTAGGTGTTTTTGGAACTGGTCGCACAGGTTCTAGCGATGTAACTGCTTCCGCTGTAACAATGTATAACGGATATTTTAATGGCAGTTCAGTAGTTTACACCGACACTTCCTATGCTTATGCGGCATTTTTCCACAGTTAAGGATAAATCATGGCAGGAACAATCTACCTATTTAAAGGAATAAAATCATGGCTGGCGTAATTGTTGCGGATACCTTGCAAGATGGTGCTGGTAATAGCACATCAATGGATAATGCCATTTATGGTAGTGCAAAGGCTTGGGCATACTTTACTTATATTTCAAGCACCTTAACAACTGCTGCTTCTTACAATGTCAGTTCAATTACTAGAAGTGCAACAGGTGTATATGTAGTTACCATGACTAATGCTTTAACAGATGCCAATTATGCTGTAGTAGGGTCTTGTGGGGCAGTTACTGGTGGCGGTTCAGCTTGTAACATTCACCCCAATTCAAATGCTGCTGGTTCTTATGTTGCACCAACTTCTTCTGTTTTTACTATCAATATAGTTAATGAAGCTGGTACTGCTGTAGTAGACCCATATAATTGTGCTTTAGCCGTTCATAGATAATTTAAAGGAAATAAAATGCAAGTCATAATTTACGAACAAAATGGTCAAGTTGCGGTCTGTGTCCCTACAGGCGAATTGCCAATTCAACAAGTCTTAGCAAAAGACTGCCCTGCTGGTGCAATTATTGTGGATGACTCTGTTCTCCCACAAGGTGCAGATGCTCAGTTCTTTGACGCATGGAAGCTAAATGGCTCTACTGTTACTGTAGATTTTCCTACTGCCCAAGCTTATAAACTAGCCCAGTTCAATGCTTCTGCTGTTGCTGTAGCCCAAAAGCGTCAATTAAACACATTAGCTGGTATTGCTAACGCTAAATCTGACGCTGACTTTGCTTCTGAACTAGCTACTAGCCGTGAAAGCATTGCATCTGCTACAACGACTGCTGAATTAGTAGCAATCGCTAATCCTGTTTAAGGAAATATTATGACCGCAATAATCGATGGTTCATTAGGTTTTACAGCCCCAGTTGGTGCGGTCTATAACGGACTACAAACTGCTACTGCTGTATCTTTATCAGGTTCAACATCTACAACTTTTACTAATATTCCTTCTTGGGTTAAAAAAATTACAGTAATGTGGAGTGCAATACAACAAACATCAGGTGGTGTTAATCCTTTCTATATTCAATTAGGAACATCAGGGGGCATTGTAACTTCAGGATATACTGGTGGAAGTGGATATGTTGGTGGTGGCCCTGCCGCAACTTCTATGTCTGCGGCATTTAATGTGTATGAAGATACCCCATCAACCGCTTATTCTGGGCTAATTACAATTACCAATTTAACGGGTAACACATGGGTAGCGTCAGGAATAATTGGCAATACACAAGCATACACAAATCAAGTTGGCGGTACTGTTACTTTAAGCGGTGCTTTAACACAACTTAAATTTACTACAGCTAGTGGAACTAATGTGTTTTCTGCTGGCTCAATCAACATTATTTACGAGTAAATTATGGAAAAAATTGAAATTAATGTAGATGTAATTACTAGTAAAGTTACTCAAACTTCACGCCCATTTACTGCCGAAGAATTAGCAACTGCACAAGCTATTGATGCAGCACAAGCAAAAGCTGAACAAGCTGCTAAAGACGCAAAGGCTTCTGCACTAGCTAAACTAACAGCATTAGGACTAACACAAGCTGAAGTAACTGCCCTTATTGGATAATTATGGAACTGCAAGCATTTTTTAACATGGTTTTGCCATTGATTTTTGTGGCAATCGGCTGGTTTATGAAAGAACTTTGGACTGCCGTTCAAGCGTTAAAAATTGACTTGCGTGACCTTAGAACTCACCTTGCTGAAAATTATATGCACAAGGATGATTTCTCTGACCGTTGGGATGAAGTTTTAACCGCCCTTCACCGCCTAGAAGATAAGCTAGACAGCCTTAAAAAATGATTTCCAAGGTTTTAAATGACCTCTTAACTGGAGAGGACAATAAAACCCATGACATTGGCCGTTGGTCTTGGATGATTTCCCTATTTGCCATTATCATAGGGGCTGGTTATGAAATTGTGCGTGGCGATATGCCAAACCTTAAAGACTTTGCAGAAGCCGTAGGAATTATTGCTGGCGCTCATGGCGCTGCGGTGATGCTTAAAAAAGATGCAGAACCAAAATGAACTTTTTAATGAACCTATTTGGTGGCACAAGTGGACAAATCTACATATATTTGGCTTTGGTTTTGGGTAGCTTTGGCGGTGGCTTTTATATTGAGCATTTGCGCTTCTCTGAATATCGAGCAGAAGTCGCTATTGCAGGTGAAAAACAAGCGCAAGAATCTACTGCCAAAGAACAAGAACAACAAATCGCAATAAAGGAGCTACAGAATGAATATGAAGCTAAGTTGTCTGCTAACCATAATTACCTTAACAGGATGCTCAACACCAGTCCCAAGCAACTGTCCAGTCTTGATTCCACCACCATCAGCATTAATGGCACAACCAAAAGCTGCATGGCTATTGCCACCGATTCAGCCGATGATGCCCAGCAAATAATCTCCTTGCAAGACTACATTAACAACCAACTACAAATAGTCAATGCCAAGTAATTTTGATGAAGCCTTGCGCCTGTTAATTAAAAGCGAAGGAGGATTTTCGGACTCAATAGGCGACCCAGGCGGTGCTACAAAGTATGGAGTTACCAGAGAAACATGGGAAGAATGGGTAGGCCATCCTGTATCTGTAGAAACCATGAAAAATGTCACAATAGAACAGGTAGCCCCACTATATGAGCAACGATACTGGAAACCCTGTGAACTTTTACCTAGAGGACTTAGCTTCCTTGTTTTCTCAATGGGGGTCAATGCAGGAATTGGTCGGTCTATTAAACTTCTGGAGTCCTGTCTTGGACTCGTACCTACTGGAAGCATCGGAGAGCGAGTTGCCGACAAGATTAAAGAACTTAATATTGCAGATGTTATCGGCAAATTCTCACAATCCAGAAGGGACTATTACCATTCATTAAAGACTTTTCCACTATTCGGGCATGGATGGCTCAAGCGAGTGGATATTGAGGAAAAAGAAGCTCTTGATATGGTCAAAAACGGTTAATAGTCAGCCAAAAACAATATCCAAACACCGCTACTGCTACCAAAGCCCCTAAAAGCCCCCAAAACACGCTATATTCGCTTTCTTTAGGGTAGATAATAGCCGAGCAATACTCAGCATCTTTAAACGCCTCAGATAGCGTTCTAGGGCTTTTTAACCATCTTTGGTAATTATTTACAAAATGTTCGTAACTCATCCCTCTTGTGCCTTTCTTAGTATTGCTCTAGCAAACTCGTAAACTCCACTTTCTTTGTAACCATAAATCTGATAACCAAGAATATCGTCAGCCAGCTTTGCTATTTCCTCATCTGTTAAGTCTGCTGGATGGGTGTAGAGTGGAATAACACCTTCCATATCATCAGGCTGTTCTGTAAAAAAACTACAATCATCCATCCACGCTACTGGTTCATTGTTCATTTCTCTTGTGCCTTTCTTAGTATTGCACTTTTAATCTCTTGCTCAAACATATAAGCCAGCTTTGCATTTAATAATTCTATTTCAGCTTGTTGCTGTTTATGCTGCATTTCTAGTATTGCAATTCTGTCACGCTGTGCAACATGGCGCAGTTCGTACTTGGTCAGCTTTTCTTGTTGCTGGCGTAGCATGGTGGCTGCTTGTTCTCTTGTGCCGCCTTCCCAATGACCTTGCTCTAATTTATCAGCTAGTTCATTTGCGTTCATTTTGTTTTGCTCCAGCCGTTGCATTTGGCTAAAAACTCTATAGCCCTATCAAACTGTTCTTGCATATATTCAAGTTCATTAGCTTGTTTTCTTAATATGGCTGCGGCATCTTGAACACAGACCAAATCCGTCATGTTGTCAGCTATTGCTCGGTCTAATTCTGTTGCTAAATCTCTAGCGTTCATAAATCCACCTTATAAGTAATGGTTACGGTAGGTTCTTGATTCTCAACATCTACATTAAAAGTTAGGCTGTTATCTTTTTCTTTTTTGAAAATTTCATCCCAATTCTTATTGAATTTTTCTTTATCAACTAAGCGTGGTGTATCACCCTTTCCACCGTCTCTCATTTTTTTTCCCTTTCTTGTTCAATGTATTGGCGCAAAATACTAATGATTCCTTCTTGAACCAATATTGCCAATCCTTCTTTGTCGAAATGCACCAATGCGTCTGCTGACCCATCGTCATTTTCTTTGACTATTTCTACTTTAATGTCCATATTGTTCCCAATAAGTTAGCCAAGGTTTAGAGCTTAATTTGTAGCCAAAGACATAAAACAATGGCCCAGAAAACTCCACAATCTTTTTGCGTTTTTCATCCATAAAAGCTCCTATCTCAAGGTTTTATCGGCTACCAAATCAAACAAATCTTCTTGCCCATCATCAAAAGATTTTAAAAAATCCTTTAAAGCCCTTTCATCTGTTTCTTTAAATATCTTGTTATAAAGGCTGCAAGTTGGATTGCGAGGCGTTTCTTTTTTATATTCACCATTGATGACATAAGTAGAAAAAACCCGACAAGCCATCTCATAGTCTTTGCACCGTAAATTATGAACACAAGTATCGCAAGGCGCTGGTTCATCCATTATTCGCCTAAGGTGATTAATTTTGTATGTCATTTAAACTTGTTCGTAGAGTTCATCTTCAATCGTTTTCCACAAATCAAGCCTTTTAACCATTTCGCTAATATTGTGGTCGCCAATATATGCGTATTCTATTTCGTTGTTGTAACCGTATAAGTCGATTTCTGTGTTGCCAAAAATGACTGTATTGATGTAGTAACCGTCTTTCATAATTTCCCCTTATTAAAAAACAAGTCAAGCTGCTTAGTCGTACACCTGCGGCTTGTTGAACTGAAGTATGCTTGACCTGTTGATAGTAATTTATTGTGGTTAGCAAGAAAAAGCCACTATGACAAACCCTTAGTTGCAAAAAAGAAACAGGGCTGTATTTGGCAGTTGATAACAATGGGTCAGAAAGCCGCAAAATTACCCAATTACTGCATCCTACATTGGCGGCTTAACGCCCCAATAGGTATTTTATAGAAAAGGTGACCTACTCGCTTCTTTACGCTTTCGGTCATAGATAAGGTGAGGCAGCAGAACACTTCGTGATGTGTGTGGTCTGGAAAGGGGAAATCCAGTCTGCCGCCTCGTAGTCAGTTTAGCTTATTTCGCAACTTATAGATTTGAACTAGATTAACAAACATTTGATAGCCATCACGCAAATCTTGTTCATCATGTTCGAAAATTGCCACTTCATTGGTATCGCCATTGATATAGACATTGGCGCATCGTGCTTCAGGGGCTAAAACCTCTCTATAAGCTGCCAGTTGAATGGTATGCTCTAGGTAGGGTGTTAAATCACCAGGGCTTTTCTGTGTCGTTTTAAAGTCAATCACGACCCCTTTAAAGGCATGGTTTGGTTTGGCATATAAATCGCACTTGCCACCATAACCTTCTTGTTGATTGACTAAACTTTGCTCGGCTACCCAAAGTTGTTCGCCAAAATGCTGTTTAATGATGCTTTCTACATTACGAACATAAACAGGCAAATCAGGCAAATACTCTTGGTTATAGAATGATTCAATCCAGTCGTGAATCATCGTACCTCTATCGGCAGCTTCTCTGGACTTGCGTTTAGACAAGTCTAAACAACGGTCAATGTAGTCCTTTTCATCTTCCCCATCTAAGCGTGGGTTTTCAATAACGGCCTTAATTGCCTCGGTCTGAAACCAAGTATTTAATCCATCTTTTGAAAGTTGTCCGAGTATCGTGCTGACCGAAGGCACGAGAGTTCCAGGACTAGCCTTGGCATCACGCAAGGTGGTGTTTCTGGGTTTTCCGTTTTTACCAATAGTTGTATAGCGAGGTTCACCAGTTTTGGCATCGTACCAATGCTGAGACATAAATTTTCCCCTTTAGATTTCATTATTCAGCAGATGCTTCTGGTTGTTGAACAGGCTGGTTTAATCCAGCCACTTGTGGTGCAACTTGAGCATGAATTTTAGCAATAAGTGACTTTGCAGATTGTTCAATATGCTTTAACAATGCTTCTACTTCTTGGATTTCTAGTGATAAGTTAATCATGTTTTCCTCAATCAAGTAAATTTAAAATAGCGTTACGGCTGGTAGCATCCAAACAGCAGTCAGCACATACTTGAATCACATCTTTGATTACAGCAGTTAAGTCTTGTGTTTCAAAGGCAATCAACTGTCGTTCTTCATCTACGCCAAAAGGCTGGGTTGAAATAATGGCTTTATCGCCAATAACATCTCTAATGTGATTTAGCATGGCTTTCTCCTTAGAATGGTGTTAAATCGTCATCAATCGTATGTTTAGGCAATTCATCTTCACCTCTAGCTTTAAAGCCTATAGGCTCTTTGACTTTGCCCACCGAAATACTGAAATACTTACCTACTTTTGCAGATTCTTTAATCCATGCGTTAAGGTAATGTTCTTTGCCTTGGAGCATGATTGAACCTGTGTAATCTGGGTGATTATCAGAGGTCTTGCGATTGTTCTTGAACAGCGATGCGCTGCCTTCCTTCATTTCGTAGGCCATTAGATTTCCTTTGCTTTTACGATTGATTGTTTAACTTGTGGACTGCTTGCTGCATTACCATCATCATCGGCTTGAACCACTCCAACAACTGCTGCTAAAGCGTATCTACGCATATAGGTCAATGCCGAACCAGCGCCTTGTGCATCTGGTTTGGTTACTGGTAAAGACATCTCTTTACTAATCCATTCGCCAGAAGAATGACTGAGAACGGTAGTGAGTGACATTGTTCCGTCAAAATACTCGCCAGGAAACTGCATAACAGCCAAGCCATTCTCAGCAAGCAAACTACGACAAGAATCCCAAACAGATTCCAAGTCAGCATAACGGCTCTTGAAAAACGGATTTGCAGAATCTTTGGTCGCATAAGTTAATTTTCCCTGAACGATTGACAATGCTTTGGCTAAGTTGGCGATAGATTCAGATTGACGCATTTGAACCTCCAAAAATGTTGCCAAAGTCATTGAATACGCTTTGTAGCAATACATTGCGTTTATTGTTGGGTTTGCCACAAGCAGCACGAATTACATCCACATCGTCTTGCGACAATTCTGTGCCGTATTCCATGTTATTCAACGCTACTTCCAAGCGTTCTTCCATTTCGGTCATTACTTGGTACATTTCATCCATCTAAATTCCCCTTAGATACATAGCGAAATTGCTATAAATAGAATTGTAAGCTAATTCAAGTGTCTGTCAAGAACTATTTGCAAATTAACAACATAGGCTGTAAGATTGCACAGATGAAATTAAAACTGACCGATTCTGCCATTATTGATTTACTTGGTGGGCCAACAAAAGTGGGCAAATTATGTGGGGTAACCCCTAATGCTGTGTCCCAATGGCGAAAAAACAACATTCCTTATGCCCAGTTCGTATTTTTGGCGGCAACTCTTGAAAAAGAGTCGCATGGGCTAATTACAAGGCAAGACATATTCCCAACGAACTTTTGGCTTATATGGCCTGAGTTGCTTAAAAACAACGCTTTTATAGAAAGAGAATAGTGTAGAATAAAATCCCCTTAGATTGGCGGCTCTAACGACATCGTGGCGGTCTAAGGTAGTAGCGTTACCAGAAGGGTAAGAGGCTGAAATAGCGCAATACAGGTGGCGAAGATAGTGCCTGTGCCTCGCAAGACTGTCGGGTGAGCGATTCCGCAATGGGAGAACTTTGAAGGCAAACCTAGGTAGGCTAGGTGCGCTTAAACCGCTTGGGAGTAGCTTAAAAGCAACATACTAAAAGATTTAACTAGACTTATTAAAGACTATTGGGCAAACTACATTTACTCAATAACGAGTAAACATTTAAGGGGAAATTAAATGAAAGACTTTTTACTAGCTTGTTTGTTAGGTGGCATTTTGGGCGCAATGGTTGGATATGCAGTACCTTCACACGCTCAGACTTATCCATTAACTAGCCCACAAGGTTACAACATGGGTACGGTGCAAATTCAAGGCAATACAGCCCAGTTCGTAAACCCACAAGGTTTTATTACACAAACTGCAACTTTGTATAATAACCAAGTGGTTATCACAACTCCAAATGGCGTTACAACTACAGTAATTGGCAATACTGGATATACAACACCGCCAAGCCCATCAACACCAATGTCACCAAGGGTGATGCAGTAATGTTTGACGAGTTCTGGTCGTTATACCCTAAAAAAGTCGCAAAAGGCGCAGCAATGAAAGCCTGGCAAAAGTTAAACCAAGCCGAGAAAGATGAAGTAATGGCACAGTTGCCAAACCATCTTAAATATTGGAAACTAAAAGGTACGGAAAAAGACTACATTCCATATCCAGCCACTTGGTTAAACCAAATGCGGTATTTGGATGAGCTAGACTTTGAAGTAACCACTAAAAAGCCACCAAGTTTGCCTTGGTATTCGACTGATGAATTGACTCTTGCTAAAGCCAGAGAATTAGGAATAACGCCTTATGCAGGAGAGTCTTTCGCCCAATTACGACAGCGAATTTCTACATCAATCAGCCGTCAGGCAGTTGTGTAAATGGCGACATGAATGGGGATTACAAAAATTTAGAATGTATTTGTCAAAACAAAAAGTATCTGAAGTTTTGTTACAAGACTTTTACATTCAATGGCAATTAGGTAACAAAGGGGAATATAAATGTTGGAAAAAACCATAATAGCAGCAACAGGACTTGGGTATTTGATGGTAGGCGTATTGCAATTACGCAAAGGTTCTATACCTAACGCTATGATTTGGTTGGGATATTCTTTTGCACAAGTCGGTTTATGGATGGCACTTAAATAAAGGGAACTATGAATGAGTTGGCTCTTTTCGCAGGTGCTGGTGGAGGAATACTTGGAGGACATTTGCTTGGATGGAGAACAGTCTGTGCAGTCGAATGGGAAGCCTATCCAGCAAGCGTATTGTGCGCCAGGCAAAATGACGGACTTCTTGAAAGTTTCCCAGTCTGGGATGATGTTCAAACCTTTGACGGAAAGCCGTGGCGAGGAATTGTTGATGTCATATCTGGAGGATTTCCATGCCAGGATATTAGCGCAGCAGGAAAAGGTGCAGGAATTGAAGGCGAACGAAGTGGAATGTGGAAAGAAATGGCTAGGGTCATTTGCGAAGTACGACCCAAGTACGTCTTTGTGGAAAACTCCCCAATGCTCGTTCATAGAGGACTCGGTGTGGTTCTCGGACAGTTGGCCCAGATGGGGTTTGATGCGTCATGGGGAGTGCTGGGAGCATCAGACATTGGAGCTAAACATCACAGAAAGAGAATTTGGATTGTTGCCAGACAACGTGAACTTCTTTCACACCCCAACAACAGGCAAGGATGGTGGAAGCAACAGTCGGAAAGCGTTGAAGAAACGCAAAGAAGCTATTTGGCCAACACCAACAACTCCTTCAGGGGGGGGCAATGCAGGCGGTTCTGGGGCGCACAAAAACGCTATCAAGAATGGAACTTACATACCATCTTCAATCAATCCGAACCTGTACGAATGGTTGATGGGGTGGCCTCAAGGATGGACAGACTTAAAGCCATTGGAAATGGACAAGTGCCACAAGTGGCTACTATTGCATGGGAGTTATTAAATGAAAGAATTTAACCCGCACAACGCTTATGACACGATTGAAAATGTCAAGCGTAAATATGCTGAAGCTGAAGGACTTGCTGCTGGTCTTGAAGCAAAGAAAAAAGCCATTATTGCCATTATGATGAAAAAGTCGGGTGAGCAATCACTTGGGGCGCAAGAACGAGAGGCTTATGGTTCTGCTGAATATGCTGAATATTGTGAGCAAATTGGTGAAGCCACAGCAAACAAAACTCTATTAAAATTAGAAATCACCCAAGCACAAATGGAGTTCGAGGCTTGGCGTTCAGAGCAAGCGACTAACCGAAACCTAGAAAGAATAACAAGATGAAACAAGATTACTCAGAAAACTACCTTCAAATTGCTAAATTACTCAAGGCTTATCACAACGCTACGCTTGTTAAAAACTTTGAAAAAGCCACCAAGATTGCCCACGAATTAGCTGATGAAACTATCAAGCTAGAGTTCAATACCTATGACCAAATTAGGAACTTATGGTTAAACTAATGCGAAATATGTTTGCCACGCATACTGATTATGCGGATTTTAAAGGCATCATACCTAGCAATCCATTGTTTGTGCCAAGTAATGTAGATGGCATCTGTGAGCGTAATGGTCATTTCTTAATCATGGAATGGAAGCGCCCAGATGAGAACGTAAGCAAAGGCCAAGAGATATTGCT